CTTTTACATCCTTATGATCTTTCCCTTCATGGGTAAACTTCATGCCCTTAGTTGCTTTATCTCTAAGTGCCTGACGTTTTTTAGGATCCATATTCTTTTCATACTCTGCTAACTTCTTAGCGTAAGTAGGNTTNTCAAGTTTTTTAATTTGTTTTCTTTCGTCTTTGTTTGGTCCTGTATATTCAACTGCTTCTTTCTTAGTTTTCATNATGGCACCCTTGCCATACTTAGCGATGATATCTGCCTTTACTCTGTCTATTGCAGAGGTGCCAGCNCCATACTTCTTATCATCTGCTTTCTGCATGGGGGTTTTACCTTTTGCCTTAGATTGCGTCCCACCAGTGCTAGGTCTATTGCTACTAGAAGACCTCCACGTACCTCGCTCTAGTTGCCTATCGCGATAGTGATCATACTCCTCTTCGGGGAGATGTTGCATTTCGGAAAAAGATTTCATTTTTTTCTCTGGTAAACCTTTATGTTTGGTAGATGCAAAATCTTTCGCATCCTTTTTCTTTATGCTGGCAGCAGCTCTTTGAATCTGTGGCGACGGGGAATCCATTTCGCCTTTCTGAGCCGCTCTAACCATCCCGAAGAATCGTTGTTGGGCTTTCGAGACCGCTGGCATTTGTCATCCTCCGACGACTTGGACTTGCTCGACAACAACATCGGCAGATCCTGCTGTGAGTTTGACTGCTCTCCTAATAGTTGGGACAGTCCCTGCTTCAATATCTGCAGTTGATAAAGAATAATCACCACTTGCTCCACTAGAGTCATAATCCGTAGTGATCGTGGTATCAGTAACAGCAGTTACTTTCTTACCATCAGATGCAGCAGCAACGAAGTCACTCGTAAATGCTGTATCGCTATTAGCTTGGGTTGCAATAAAATCACCAACGGCAAATCTGTGTGCGGGAGTGCCACCACCAAGGACGGTGACAACTGCGGTAGCTGCATCAGACATCGCACTGATCTGAGCATTCTTTGACTTACCGCAAGACAGGAGCAGTGCATCGCCTGCTGCAAGCGTTACGGCAGGACCAGCATCTATCTGGATAGTGGACGCTGATGCTGCATAGCAGCGAAGGACACCTGAGCTCACCACAACGTAGCCACTGCCACTTGCAGAAATGGTTTGGGTGTCAATGACGTTTAATACTGACATTGTTAATACGTACTCCTACGATTACTATTTATCGCGTTGTTGTTTTAGAAACTTAGCGAGATCTGCTGTGCTACCTACAAACATAGTATTGTTTGTGGTATTAACTTCTTTGGACTTTTTGGGATTTTCAATCTCGTTAACTTTCTTTTGAAGGTCTACGAGTTTATCCGCTACATCACCAACATGTTTGATCAACTGACCAGCAACTTCAAATGCTCTTGGTTGATCAGACTGCTGAGCAAGATCAAGGATACCGTCAACTGCTTCCTGTCCTTTCTCAATGAGAGAGTATAGGTTGCCTCTTGTGTATTCGTAATCTTTTTTTAACTGNTCTTTTGTAGAAGCAAACTCTTCTACCNGCTNTGGAGGTGCAGGTTTTGATGCAGGGACAATATCACTATCTACATCAAGAGCGTCTTCGATACCTTCAAAATTATTCATCTTGTCCTGTGACTGGGTTGTAATCTTTAGAATCAACAAAGTGTGATGTAAACTCGTTGAATCCAAAATCGTCTGTAGGATCCGCAGTAAGAGGATCTGGTTGGACTGTGTAACGCAATTCGCGTGGTGCCTGCCTGTCCACGTTGGTTGAATAGTCCACTTGGACTTTCTTAATGACTTCACCTGTTGCGTCGCTTATAGGACCATACAGGTAAGTCTTAGCAACGAATTGCAGTGTATATACAAGTGTGCGACGTGTGTCGTAGTCACCCTCATATTCATCACTATAATCTACTGACGTAAGAGTTACAGGATAGTCTCTCTTCTCACCTAGATCTGGAATTAGATTCATGGTGAGATTAAAACTAGGTTGGAAAAAAGGAAGAATCTGCTCTAAAATTTGTAAAGAGTCATCCTGATTTTTTGCAAGAATTGCCAATTCAAAATTGATATTGTATGGCACAGGCATAAAAGATTTTGCCTCTTTACCATCAGATTTGGTATTTCTGATAGCAGAGATAGGAGATAACTTCCTAGTGGGATCATATGAGATACCACCAATCTCAAAAGATACTCTGGGAAGAGTGATCTGTGCCTGATCTTGTGTAGTCAAATCTCCAACTTGACGAAGGCGTGCCAAGAATTTTTGTTTAGGACCGTATGCCAGTGGCACCTTCATAACTTCAGTCTTCGATCCCTTTGTGCGACGAAGCTCAATGTTATTAAACAGTGTGCCGAATCCGACAACTGTTTTCCTAATAATTTCGTGATATGTGTAAGTGCCTAGCATTACAGAGTGCCTCCAGAATTACCAAACTCACCAAAGGGATTGCCTTCAGTAAAGTCTAGAATGCCATCTGCCTGTGTTTCGATAGTAAAGTTGGTATCGATGGTGTCAGAAGTATTCACATTATTTAGGGTATTGTAATTTGCACTTGTCCAAGATGCACTAGATGTGTTGCCAGTAATAGATTCAGGTATGGTAAATCTACCAGATCTGTTAATGACAATCAACTTACCAGTTGCAGAGTCCCAAGATTTTACATCAGCGGTAGTGTTGGAGGTACCGCCCGTAACAGTCTCACCAACGGTAAAGTCTCCTGACCCACCCGCAGCCATGGTGACGGTGATAGCGTTGGCAAAGTTGAGCTCAATAGCATCGACCTCTGCGACTCCAGTGTTGAAGTCTTCATCAGAGTATTCAAAGAGCTCACAACGTAAACCCCAGACATGAATCTTTCCGAGTTGATAGAAGGGTACTTCGTGCTCAACGAATTGTATTTCAAATGTTTTGTTAGCAAGGGGGAAATGAATGAGGTCACCTTCATTTGGTCGTCCTTCTACTATAAGTGTTGCGTTATCGTCTACTGCTTCAGTAAACCTTTTACGGGAAATAATAAACGTTACTTGATCGGATATTCTGACTCCGAATTTACTAAACATATCACCATCGCCACGAAAACCATTAGCGTCTTCAATGTATGCTTCTATAAGATGAGCGCCATTGAATGATGATAGATTATCTTCTCCAAAAACAGTGTCTTCATTAACCAAAGTCCTCGGAATATAATAAACATCTTTACCGAACATCTTGATTTGCTCGATGACAAGAGACTCAGTGAGATCTTGCTCTCCAGTTGTGCCTTGAGTGAAGAAACTATTAGTTGCCATTTTAACCGATCATGTCTAGTGGTGGTAATTCCCATTGAGTGCGTAGTTGCTCTTCTAGATTCTTGAGCTCATCTACAGCATCGTTATAAATCATCTCACCATTTAGAGTCACGCCACCTGGCATTTGGACTCCAGTAAATTTAGTAAGGTTAGTGCCCCACTGTTTTTTAATTTTAGCAGCGGCATAATCTTTAACCCATGTTTGATTGTATATCTCTGTCCATGTATCTGGATCAAGAGCACGATATGCTTTTATAACAATATACTGACCAACCAGAGCGTCTGCCTTCCAGTCAAAATCGATATACAATCTGTCTTGGACAGCACTATATCTAACTGGTTTCATACCTTCTAGAAGGAAGTCAATAGTTTCCAGATGCTGCTGGATCATATAGTAATGATAAAACTGAGTAGATGTAAAATCATACAGATCATTCAATCTCATCTGATAACGAATATCAAACATATTCCTAGTGCCTTTATCGGTAAAACCGAAGAGACCTTCCACTGAAAGGATATGCTCAGGAATCTCAATATAATTTCGATACTCAGACCAGATGTCATTTTCACTACCGTCTCCAGTTGTGTTAGTAGCTAACTGTGCTCTATCAACAACATCCTGAGTCAGTTGATGTTTCAGGTAAACCTTCTCACATCCATCGTAGTGAAACTGTTGGAATTTTTGCAGGGTGTAATCGATAGCATCATCGATCTGATCATCGGAGACGTTAATCTCCAAGACTGGTTTACCCAATCTACGGAGGCAGTACTCCTTTAATTCTGCTTTGGAAGTAGGTTTAGCCATTGGTTATCAAAGGGCAGCGATACGGGTCTGGAAGTCAGCAAAGTCGGTGGAAGCAGCGACTACTGATTTGAGGGTAGTGAGATCAATCGTCTCAGACTGCAGAGCGGTGTCTGCTTTAGTGCCTTGAGCGGCAGTTGCATAATCAGTAGAGGCAGTTGCAGCTGCAGTGCCTAGAGTTGGTTTGCCAGTTAGATCAGCATATGCACCAGAGAAGAGCGTAGGCAGATTAGCAAGATCGTTATAAGATCCGCTAGTTGCTACAGTTTCAAGATCGCCTGGTTGTGTAGCGGAATCAGCAAGAGCACCTTGTGCAGCAGTTGCGTATGCAGTTGCAGCAGTGGTAGCAGCAGTGCCCAATCCAAGAGTGCTGCGAGCAGCAGCGGCATCAGCATCATCAATCAGAGTGCCACCGAAGGTGCTAACAGCAGATGCGTCAAGTTTTCCAGTGATACCAGCGACAACACGAGCATCAGCACGAGCGTCTGTGTAATAAAGATTGCTTCCCTCTGCAAGATCACCAGTATTCTGATTGCTTAGATCAAGATTTGATCCAACTTGAAGAGCGATGCGGGCATCAGCGCGAGCATTGGTGTAATAAAGGTTAGTGCCCTCTGCCAGATCGGCAGTATCCTGATTGCTCAGGTCAAGGTTTGCACCAACTTGAAGTGCGATACGAGCATCAGCACGAGCATTGGTGTAGTAAAGGTTAGATCCTTCTGCTAGATCACCAGTATCCTTACTGCTGAGGTCAAGGTTTGCACCAACTTGTAATCCGATACGAGTATCAGCAAGAGCATTTACTTGAGCGTCAGTGCGTTGAGTGAAGGAGAAAACACCAGTAGAAGCGTTGTAACTGAGGTCACCAGTAGCAGACAATGCACCGCGAGTGCGGGAGTCAGTAATGAATAGATTAGTAGATCCTTCCGTAATGTTGTCGGTGTTGATATCTGCTTGAGTAACCTGAAGACCACCACTACCATCATGCTCAATACCGTTGCCATAAGTAAATGCATTTCTTGTCCTCGCCTGAGTGAAATACTTATTACCAGTGCCTTCAACAACTTGGTCAGTTGTATACTCACCGAAGTCAACAGACAGAGTGAGAAGGTTTCCAGCATCATCATATGCAGCATCAATTCCAGTGCCACCTTGGACAAGAGCAGCAACACGGTCATCTACTCTTTCATTAGTAAAGTAGAGATTTGTGCTTCCCTCAGTTAGAGCATCGGTATCATGGTTAGCAATACTACCAACTTGTGACTGGAAGAAGGTCAAAGCACCAGTAACATTCAAGTTACCTTGGACTTCAAAGTCAGTGGTTGATCGGAAGTTTGTAACAGTCAGTCTGTTTTCAAACGGATTGTATTGAAGTTGCTGAGAGTCAGTCCTGATTTCAGTAAATCCATTGTTAGTGGAAACGAATGCAGGGAAGTAAGTAAGGTTAGAAGTTGCTGTCTCAGTAACGTCAACCAGATTTGCATTGTCTGCAGTACCTGTAAGGTCACCAGTAACGTTACCAGTAATCTGTCCAGTAACATTCAGGGTGCTACCCATGCTGGTGCTACCAGTAACTTCCAAACTTCCAAGAGTTGAAAGACCAGTAATCTCAGCGTTACCTGAGGTAGAGTTAAGTGTAATCTTGTCAGTGCCGCTGCCATTCTGCAACTTGATAGACTTAGAAGCACCACGGAGGACCATGTTGTCCTTAAACAGTGAGGTGCTGTCAACAGTCAGCGTGCCATCTAGTTGTTGATTACCATCAACATTCAGATCAGAATCAAAGTCTACACTTGATGTAACTTGCAGAGTATCATCAATGATTGTGCGACCAGCAATGTCAACTGTGCCAGCAATATCTACATTACCAGATGCACCGAAGACGATAAACTTGTTAGTGTTAACGATAATACTACCACCAACGTTGACGTTAGAGGTTGTGTTAACCGTTGAGATGTTACCAGTGGTAGCAGAAACAGTAGCAGAAGTGATTGTGCCGTCTGCAGTGATGTTACCTGTAGCACCAAAGAAGGTGATGGTCTCATTTTGGTCAGGTCCGATATATACATCTTGACCAAAGTAAGAATCTTCAAATACTGAGATACCACCATTAGGGACCATCAGTGCTGCGTTAGCAGTTAGACGATTAGCGGTTTCATTAGCACTGAGTGTAACTTTCTCAGCAAAGGCAGCAGTATCAGTTACTGAAAGTGTGCCTGTGATACTACCGTTACCAGTAGTAGCGAAGTTACCAGTTGCGGAAGCAATAGTAAACTTGTCAGTAGTGCCAGAGCGGACAGCGAAGTCAGCATCAACATCTACAATACCATTCAACTCTGTGCGTCCACCAACAGTCAGTGTGCCAGAAGTATCTTGACTACCATTGTGATCAATGTCAGCATTGACAGTTAGCAGACCTTCAATCTGAGTTGTGCCAGCAATAAAGGTGTTACCGTTGTCAGTGTCAACAGTGAATTTGTCAACCAGAGAAGATCTGATGACAAAGTTTTCGTTAGTAGCATCAATGAGTAGAGTGTCATTGATAGTTACCTGATCAGATACAACCAAACTACCGCTAACAGTAGCATCGTCAGTAATGTTGACTGTGCCACCAGCAGAGTCAAGGACGAGGTTACCAGCAGTAGTATCAATTTCGTTAGAAGCAGCAACACCAATTCTTACAGCATCAGCAGTGATGTCTGTAGAGGTGATTGCAGCATTAAATGTAGATGTGGCGTTAACTGTCAGAGAATCGCCAGAAGAGTCACCAAGTTGAGTGTTTCCATCAACTGTAAGTGCTCCATCAATCTCAGCATTATCTGTGATGTGGACTTTACCTTCAGCAGAATCAAGAATTAGATCTCCCGCTGTGGTAGAGATTTCGTTAGCCGCATCAACGCCGATTTTGATGTTGTCTGCCGTGATGTCGGTAGAAGTAATCGCTTGATTGAAGGTGACAGTGCCTGTAAACTCATGTGCATCACCCGAAGCATTACCGATAGTCGCATTGCCATCGACTGTGAGTGTGCCATCAATCTGTGCATTGCCATCAACNTTGAGGTTACCGTCTACATCAGCATTATCTGTGATGTTGACAGTGCCGCCTGCAGAATCAAGAATCAGGTTACCTGAAGAGGTGCCGATTTCATTTGCAGCATCTGTGCCGACCTTAAGGTCGCGAATATTAAGTCTCTCAGCAGCAGTTAGTGCTTGGTTAAACTGGACTGTGCCATTTACAGTATGAGAATCAGATGACTGATTACCAATGGTAGCGTTGCCATTAACACTAAAACTGCCGTTGGCAAAAGTATTACCAGTTTGTGCGTCTACCGTAAAGACGGAGGCAACTGCAAAGTCATCAGTGACATCTAGAGTCCCAGTAATCCCAACGTTACCGCCGAAAGATCCGTTGTCTGCAACGACAAGATCGTCGCCAACGAAAAGATCGAGACCGATACCAGCGCCACCACCAACAATGAGAGTACCAGAAGAAGAGTTGGTTGCATTAGTTGTATCAAATAGTTTAAGTGATCCAGCGTCAAGACCTGATCTTGTGCCGCTGAATGCCTCACTGGAGTTGGTTGCATTATGGTAGAGAGCATAACGAGAAGCAGAATTATCCCAACCAAAGAAACCAATACGAGCAGTCGAATCGTAGTATCGGAATTCGACACCACGATCTTTAGCATCCGACTGGGTTGGAGCAGTGTCTCCTCCCAAAGTAATCACGGGGTCATCTAACGTGACTACTGTGCTATTTACTGTAGTAGTAATTCCGTTAACTGTCAAGTTTCCTTCGATAACGGCATTGCCATCAAGATCGAAGTCACCGTTAATAGTAACGTTATCAGTAAATGTAGAGACAGCATTTACTGTCAATACATCAGTGTTTGCATCACCAATGGTGGTTAGAGGACCATTGATTGTAAATCGCTCGTTGAATGTAGCATGACCATGGACAACAATGGCACCATCAGTAGCATTACCCTGACCCACACGACCAATGGTTGTGAAACCAGACTCGCCAAGGACAGAGAATTCAACGTTATCGTTAGTGTTGACCTTACCAATGTAGAAGTCATCTCCAACATGTAGGTCTTGGACAATACCAACACCACCAGCAACTCTTAACTGAGCGTCAGCATCATCAGCAAACGTAGCATTGTGTGCTGTGCCGCCACCAAGATAGGCGCGATATAAGATGTCAACGTTGTTAAGAAGAGAAGGACGTGTGCGTGCTGTGCCAGCATCTTTGACAACCAAACGGTCTGCCAAGTAGATGTCACCACCAACACGGAGATCCTTATCTATGTTAACACCTCCAGCAAAAGTTGCGTTACCGCCAGTGCTTAAGGTTATGTCTGAGTCAGTAGTACTAACAGCGATATTGTTAGTGCGCTCAAAAGTGTTGACGCCGCCAACATTAAGACTACCTTCAATGTCAGTGTTTCCATTTGTGCTCGCAACTCGGAATGTCTGATTACTACCATTGGTAATTGTAAAATGCTTACCAGTGGTATCGAGAGTAATATTATTGTGGAAGACAGAGTTACCATCAACATCTAATTCTGCGTTGAATGTAACATTGTCATCAACGTTAAGAGTTGAATCAAAGTCAACAGCATTGATTACATGGACCGTGCCCTGAATCTCAGTATTACCATTATCAGTATCAACAGTAAACTTATTNACTGATCCAGCAGTGCGNATAATAAATTCTTTGTTATCCGCAGTAATGATGAGATTATCTGTAATCTCAGTTTCAAGTTGGATGTCTACCGTGCCTTCAATAACAGTGTTACCAGTTGCACTCTCAACAGTAAACTTATCAGTGGTATTGTTTCTAACAGCAAAGTTAGCATCGATGTCAACTGTGCCGTCAATCTCAACATTACCATTCAGGTGAGTCGTGCCACCGACATTGAGATTCTCAGAGATACCTGTGCCACCAGTCACCACCAAGGTGCCAGTTGTAGGTTGCTTGAAGGTAGATCCTGTATTAGTTGTTAGTCTGAGGTTACCAGCGATGAGAGCAGCGTCAGTGCCAGAGTAAACTTCAGAGGAGTTAGTGGCGTTGTAGAGGAACCTAAACCCGCCAGTATCAGGCCATATGTTAGAGTCCGCGTAATCTTCGTCCCACCCATAGAAGCCAAATCGCTCTTGTGTATCATAGTATCTAAATTCTATACCACGATCCTTATTGTCATCTGTTGTAAGAGTATCCTCACCACCCAGTGTCATGATGGGGTCTTGGATAGTTACGACAGTTGAATTGACAGTTGTGGTTGTGCCATCAACAGTCAGATCACCACGGACTCTGACGACGCCAGTGGCATCATCGTCATCATTGGGATCCAGAATCATCGTGGAGTTTGTAGTTGAGAGGACGTTATCCTGAATATGGAAGTCCTCAATGTTGACTCTATGGTCAACATCAGTCACGTTAATTGTGATGTCCTGATCTGCAGTCAGGTTGAAAGTTGCATCTCCACCACCAGCATTGGTGACGTTGATATCCATGGAGCGATTGCTCGCTTCATTAACCTCTAAAGCAATCTCTAGATTACCTGATGTCCTCTTAATAAACTGGTTGTCTTTTGTAACATCAAGAGTGATGTTACCACTGATGGTAGTATCGAGGTTAATGTCAACAGCGCCAGTGAGAGATGATCCACTGGTGGCACTACCGTTACCGTTAGCGTCGTCAGCAGTAACAGAAGGATAGGAATTGCCCTGATCCAGAATGCTAGGTTGGAAAGGATACTCAGAAGTATCGTAACCAACGATACGGAATACGCTACCGCCAGTTCTGTTGTTGACGTTAATATGATTAAGCTTGGTAATGCCATGATAAGCATTATCAGTCGTCCTTTCGGGGTCAAGCTCAAATATTTCTGTTGCATTCTGGTCCGTAAATATAAGTTGACCTAGTGATTGCAACTGAGAGTTTTCGATTGCATTTGCAGCAATGGTCACATGACCATTTGCATCTACATTGAAATCTTCTTGGTCGAAACTCGCCAAACCTTTTTGCTCGACGGCATCAGTACCCAGATCTCTCCATCCACCTTGATCGTCTGCATCACTTGCCTGTGTGTTATGTGATGGCTCTCCGAGTCCTGCAGGGATATCCCTAATAGCCGCTTGGTAGCATCTACCGTTAGATGCAATAACCTTTGAAAATCTAGGATACGCAGTAGCGTTATCGTAAGTGGTGAAAGATGTTCCAGACTTCGCTCCCTCCGTTGCTGTAGCGATGGGTGAAGTATTAGCATAAGTCAGACGACCATATCTGTCAACTTGTAGGTTGACTGTGTTAACGGTCTCCTCACCAGTTGTAGCACTGATCAAAGGATTGACCAGAGGATCCATCGAGTTGAGGGTGTTATACTTACCCACCACAACTGTGGTATCTGCTAAGTCAATGAATGGATTAGAGGACTGAGCATTACCATTCTGTACAATAATACGACCACTACCACCAGTGATGGTGCGGTTTGTTAAAACTCCGTCAGACTGTCTAGAGATGAGACCAAAACCTGACATATTTGCCAGAGAGGTAAGGTCAGCATCTAATGGTTGTGCGTCAGTAATACCGAATGCACCCAGTGATGTTGGGTTATCAGCATCCACAATACGACCACGAGAGTCAACTGTGAGTCGGGTATACTGTCCTGTTGCTGCTAGGTCATTCTCATCATAGTGGGGTAGTGCCACCACATAATTCAATTCTGCAGTAATGGTGAGGTTAGAGGATCCATCAAAAGTACCTGCACCAGACATGTCGCCACCCAGAGCAATCTGTCGGGCGTTTGCCAGTCGTGTTGCTGTAGCAGCGTTACCGACGAGAGAAGCGGTAATTGCACCCGCCTCAAAGTTACCGTCAGCATCTCGTTTAACGAGAGTGTTAGCGGTATTAGATTCCGTCTCAATCGGTCTCTCGTATTTCAGAGAGTTCCATGCGGTGACGCCATCACCGATTTTGATACGCGAGGTATCAATCTCGATTCCTAACTCACCTTGAGCGAGAATAGGGTTGACGTTTGCCCACTGCTGGGCACCGTCACGTCTTAATTGAATTCTATTTGCCATTGCTTAAAAGGATCCTAGCACAACAGTTAGTCTGTCTGACTTATTTATGTGACGAAAAAAACCCCCTTTCGGGGGTAGGGGTCAAGTCTTTTCCAGATCGTCGGGATCAATAGTCCCATCTGGACGGGGCTCGATTTCTTCTGTAGAAGGTGGGTTGAGATATTCCAATGTCTCAATAGCACCCAGAAGTTTAAGAGCGGTAGCTTCGTTACTCTTGATCTTGTCTGCCATCTCGCGGTTGTCTTTCAAAAGACCCTGATAGCGAGAGCGAAATTGACCAAGCAATTCCTCAGGTGAGGTAGTTTCAGTCACATCAGCTGTCATTTTTGTCTCCGTGTAGTAATGATTTAAGTAAGTTTTTAATTTCACCTATGTCTGATTTTAACTCAGATACTTCATCTTGTAAAGTGTTGAGCTTCTCCTCCTTCTTGGATCGACGGTTATATGCCGCCATATAGTTATCATACTCTGACATATTGCAATTTACAATCGCATTAGAATCAGGGTCACGAAACCAACCTTCCCTGCCCTCAACAGGGATTAGGTCTCCTTTGAAGGGTTTGATGTAATCGGACTCGCTTGACATATCCAAGAATAATAATTATAATCAACCGTGTTAGGTTGCAAGAGCAATAGACCTTAGATCAGCTATAAGTGGGACTCTAGCCTGATTCTTAGATCTCATAACAATTTTCACTTGGAAAGCGTTAAAGTTAAGTCCCCTTGCTTCATATGTATAATCCTTCCAGAGGTATTCTTCTGTAGGAGTTGTATCATATGCTTCACCCAAGTTTTGATTGGAAGTAGGTAGACCCATTTGTGTCCAACCAATAGTATTAGGATCAGTCGCGTCGCCAACCTTAAATGCTTTGTAGTAAATACGAAGCTCGGTAGCAGGGTGACGGGTAACTTGGAAGTCAATCTTCAGTGAGCGTGCCTCTCTACCCAAGCGGGCGAGACGTGTAATGTAAACAGCGTCATTTTGATCACCGATTGCCAGAGTAGAAACATCCTGATCTCTATCAATTTGCGATTGCTGACCATAGGTTGATTGTCCACCTGGCCACATATTCACGCGGTTGGTAGTTGTAATCAGTGACACACGGTCAAGGTCAATAGCAGGAGAGAGATTAGATCTATTAGTTTCAAGTAGACAAGTCATAGTAAGAGACTTATTACCATCCAGTTTATTTTGCTCGTTAATCTTAGATGCAACCATCTGAGGAGAAGTAAACTGGTTTTGCTCATTCAACACAATGTCCACATATGTGCCGTTGTTGATGAAGGAGTTTTGATCAACCACCGTAGATCCATCACCGACAGATGTAGAAGTGGTAGTATTAAGTCTTGCTGTAATTTGNGTGTCAGGCATAACCATCGTAGACACCGTAGGTGTAACGGTTTCAAACTGGACATTCTGAGAAGCAAACACTTGAGTGCCGCCACCACGAATACCGTTAGTTGCAACATGATCAATGTGCAACATGTAAGTATCCAACCATGGGCAAGAGATGCTAGTGTGGACCTTATTGATTTCCGTTAGAGGAATACCATCAAGGTTGTAGCATTCAACAACTGATCCTGAGGGGTGCTCAACATCAGCAGTGCCGTTGTTACCTCTACCAGAAGTAGCAACTGTGATTACCTGACCGTTAGCAGAGATTGCAGAGTATTGAATAATCTCATCTTCAATCTTCAAATAACCTTGGTTGAGGTTACCGATAGGAGATCCACCAATGATGGTGTGGAATTGAGATCCATCGTTGACCTGAATCGAAGTTGCGCCAGCAGTCAATGTAGTTGTCAGTGTAGTAGGTGGCACTTCAGAGATAATGCCCTCAACCTGCACATTATTACTACGTTGGTGCATACCATGATTTCTATGATATACCAGCACTTCCTTATCATCGTTAGGATAGGAAGGAGCAGCAGTTGGGAATGCATCGAAAGAGTCACCAGTGTAGTTGATGCTTGTAATCGTTGCAGATGTGCCGCCTGGCTCAGACAGAGTATCTGAAACATCGAATGCCCTAGTAATATAATTAAGTGTCAGAGTTTGAGTGCCGACATCATATGCAGTAACAACTCCAGTAGCAGCAGAAGTAGATCCAGTTACAACATCACCAACCTCAAAGGTGCCGTTGAATATTGCAGACAGGACAATAGTGGCAACAGATTGAGATGATGCAATACCTTGGAAAGTATTGTTGTTAGCATCAAGGAAACCAGCAGACCAGATACCATCGATATCTGAAATCGTAATGGTTTCGGGATCAGTTGTAGCATCAAATTCAACAATCGTGCCTTCTGCGTTAGAAGGTGTCTGCACAATTCGTGCGCCAACTGTAAAGTTGTAGTTATTACCAACAGGTAGTGAGAGAGTCTGCTTAGGTTTCAGAGTCTGAATTGGATTTTCAATCAGTCTGTGAATACCACCATTACCCTTACCAAGCTCAGCGTTGTTAAACAGCGCGGTGCCAACATTCTGAGTAAACTCAGCACGATACATGGTAAACTTCAGATCTTCATACTGGTCGGCGGTCCAAGTAGATGCGTTTTGTGACTTAAAGAGCACACCAGCATAAGGTTGCTCAGAGATTGTCCTTGTGCCAGAGACATCGATATCACCCATTCTGGAGATCCAAACGTTATATTCGTTGGAGTCAGACAGAAGCACGAAGCAATATTCAATGTTTGACTTAATGTAAACAGGAGATCTGAATGTAAATCTAGTAGGAATACTTGCGTTTTCCGATAACTCAACAGTGTCAGGATCGATAGTAGTATCAGAGAAAGGAAGAATATCCTTAGTAGGATAACCATTCTCCATGGTCCTGATCTGAATAGAGATAGGAATGTTAGCGTCCTTAGTCCTGAAGAAGATATCAACGCCAGTTATATAACTGCCGCCATCTGCATCAACAATAAAGGATTGTGCAAGAGGGTCATACCAACCAATCTGACGTGTCTCAGTCCTTGTAGTGATAACAGTCCTTTCATCGTTAACCGTATCACGGACAATTTCAGCATTACGGACAGCAAGGATATTTTCTCTAACTGTCTGCAAGGTGCCGCTTGCTGAGTAACTAGCGTCAGCAGAAGAATCTACATTNCCAGGTGTCCTATCATTTACTTCAGAAGTTGTAACTCTAACCGTCCTTGTGCCAGTTGCCCAACGTGGATTGGAATCATTCTTAGGAGAAGGAATAAAGAAGGTGCCTTGTAGGTTACCAATATTATCAGAAAGGAGACGACGATCTCTTACAACAGCACGAGCGCCAGAGGTCTGTCCGAGAAGGACTTCACCTACATTAACGTTACCGTAGAAGTTGGGGTTGACGGTCTCTGCCATTGCAGTGACATCGATATTCAAGTAATTAGTTTGTGATGCATAAGACTCTGCAAGACTTGTATCACCAACACCATAAGGATCAGTTTTGTAACCATCATTAGCAGCCGCGACCTTAAGTCTTGCACCAGAGGTCAAACCTATAACAGTCTCACCCTCAACGAAAGGAGTTTCGTTAGAGTTAGGATCTTGAGTAGAAGACTTAGTAAGCTCGATTACTTTAGGTGTGACATAACCAGTTACGTTAACGCCATCGAAGAAGAAATACATTCTTGTGCGAGGCTTAAGACGATCAATGTTGAAACCAATATTTCTAGATCTAATCCAAGGGATTGCTGTTTGTGACAGCATGGTATCACCAAGAGATTTACGGTCAATCTTAGGTGTAACACGAGTCCTAACACCTTGACGTGCTTGGTTGTTAACAACACGATAGGTGCGTCTTTCATGTAGGAAGAGTGGTTGACGACCCTGACCATGACCCAATCTACCAAGTCTACGACCACCAGCAGAGAAACTACCAGATCTGTTAGAGAATCTAGAAGTAGATTGGACAGATTCACCAGTCCAGTTAGTTTGCCAACCACCCCATTGGATAGGAGCAAAACCATTTTGGTCAATCTGAAGGTCTCTAGCAACAGCAGAGAAGTCACCTTCAACGTTTTCAACACGAGCAGGTAGACGCTCAATATCAATCCAGTCGTCAGATGCAGGTGTTAAGTCAATACGACCGATGAAGGTAAAGACGTTGAATGGGTTAACATTCTCAGTCCTAGATGCATAAGGTTGTGTGATAACTGCAAGATCTTCATAAGGAAGCATCACCATGTTTCCAGCAGTCTTAACGACGTTGCTGGATGCGCCCATGTTGATCTGCAGAGGCACGTTAGTGGTGTAGTGCGAAGGACGGAGGTGACCCTCTTTGAAGTCCATGGAGCACTTATAGTCAATGTTGAGCACATCACCAACAGTGTGGTCAGTGAAATCATCTACAACATAACCATTCTTCAAACGATCAAAACCATTATCATCATATGTTTTAGTGTTGTCTGCTTGCACTTCCAAGAGAGACAACGAAGTGTAGTATTCAACGTGGGAGAGTCTGGTTTCCAGATCTCCAATGTCCTTCATGGTATAACGTTTAATGATCTCAGGATAGATCAAGATATCACGCTCAACGTCATATACAAAAGGACGCATCTCAATAGTTGCGAGAAGCATCGCATTATCAATCTTATCAGGATGAGGCATATCCTCAGAGGAAACACCTTTTAGAATCTTAAGTTGATTGTCGTGTGTAAGATATAACTTGTCTGCTCTAGGAAGATAGAAACAATAGTCACATCTAAATTCTGTGTTAACCTTAGGGATGTCAAAGATGGTAGATCCACCAACACCACCAGAGGTATCAAACTGTCTAGATCCAAAATCAAGAGAAGCACAATTCACAAAGAAAGGTGCAGTAATTGTGCCTGATCCAGANGCTAATTCACCGATGCCAGGACGGAAGTCAATCTGGTCACGGAGATAGTTAATAGATCCATCCAGTTTATATTTTGGAATTTCCTTATAAAGGATACCAGTGTAAGATTGTGAGGAGAAATAGTCACCTGATGATTCATGTAAGAAGTAGTCAAATACAACCAACAACTTACGGATTGGAGGAGAGAAACCAGGAAGACGAGTTAGTTTACAAACATCATAGAAGTGTGCCTTTTGACCAGCTTCTAATTCAAACTGAGTGGTGATAACTTTAGATCCCTTAGAAACAGATCCTTCAGAGTCATCAATAATTGCCTGTAGAGGCACACCATCATCATCTACACCATCGATAGTTTCGCCAGGTATAAATGGAATCTCATTCAGAGCAACGAAATATAATCTTAGAGTGCTGTTAACAAATTGGATAACTCTACCACGAGCACCAGAGGTTTTACCAACAACAACTGTGCCGTTGTCAAAGAATGTAGATTCTGACAACACCATATAAGGTGATTCGGCATCGCTATCATTCTCAGACTCATATACAGCATGAATCTTATAAACATCATTCAATGCGAATGAAATCTCTTCATCTTCAATACGGGTGCCATACAGGTTACCATATGCCAAACCATACTTAGTCTGGTCATTGTTAATTCTTGTGCGGGTCACCTTCATTGCACGCATCTTAGCGGCAGTCTTAATCTTTCTGGTAACGATATTCTTAGAGATAAGAGCAGTCAACTTAACAGTGTTGACATTGGTTAGACCAGAGATAGTAATGGATTGTGCATCAGCACCGAAGGTAACAGTTAGTGTGCCAAGGTCATTGAGGTTATCAATGTCAAGGTTATCACCAACGTTAAATGAAGATCCAGACTCAGAAACAATAGTCAAGACATAGTTTTCATTGTCAAGAGATGCAAACTGCTCTGACTCAGGCAGAGATACAGTAACACCACCAGACACAACAGTCTTGTTAGCAAATGTCCTATAAACAAAGAAAGATTCGTCAGAAATTGACTTCATTGATGTGCGAGGTGTGTCAATAGACAACTCACCATTCTGATAATCTTTTTGGAAGATGAAAGGACGCATCCTAACCATCTCAGCATACTCACCATCAGCGTTGCCGCTACCCTTCTTCAGAGAAGCATCAACAACAGCAGTCTGGTTGAGGTAATCGAAGATTGCAGATCCACCTGTAGCAATGTTACCAGTGTTGGTAGCAATCAATGTAGGATCAACTCTCTTAACCCTTATTGTATTAGAACCATTCAGACCAGATGCAGTTGTAGTAATAACATCGCCAGGACGGAGATCTTGTGCAAATTTAGTCCTGAAACCTGTGGCAAGAGTGCCGCTACCGCTAAGAGTAACAGTAGAAGATTCAATAGAAGCGTTATCGTTAAGCAACCAGTTTGCTGCAAATGTCACAACGTTACTGGAGTTTCTACCAAGGCAACGACGGACATCGGAAAGGTTATATGTATGTGCTGCCTCTAGGGTGCCAATAACACGACCGTCTCTTTCAACAACTTCGTTATTTACAAAAACACCAGAGACCTGCTCTAGTTTACAATGGGTGCCACTTCCAGCATCGGCAACGAAACCACGAGCACCAGAGGTGCGACCTCTAAGCACATCACCAACAGAAACAGAGTTGTTACCAGACGCAAAGTTAATAGCAGTAAACATCTGTGGATCAAAGAACCACATGTCATACTGATTTACCTGATCAAGTTGGATCTGGACAACACGAGCACGACCGATTTGATTACCAATAACTGTGTTAGATACACCAGTATTCCAGTCGTCATACAATTCAATAACTTGATATGCATCAGATACACCCTCACCAGTTAGGTTAGGCCAACCATACTGATCGTATACCTTGACAAAATTACCAAGTCTAAAGTGAATGATACCGTTTTCTACACATGCAAAATCTCTAGGTTTTTCAGAGTCAATGTATTGAGGTGTGAGGAATTCAGTCCTGTATCCTCTTACATACGCTCTACCAGGTGAGATCTCAAAAGTTAGGAGATCATCTGTAGGAGTATTATTTTGCCTAGTCGTCTGAGCAGGAGTGTAGACACCGTTGTTAAAACCATCATCCAAACATTCTCTTGCCTTAATACTGAAAGTGTCGATAACGTAGTCACCAGACTCTTCGTAGGTGCGACGTGCGAGAGACTTCTCAAGCTCAGAGTATGCAGTAGCATTAACAAACTGCTCAACCTTACTATTATTGATTCGTAACAATTCAACGAAATTTTTGTCAGTTGAATCATTGATTGCTTTCTTGACTAGAGTGGTCTTAATCTTAAATCTATGACCGCCAGGTGCTGAGTAGTTTGAAGTGCCTGCAGCGTTGTCATTCAGTGACGGATCGTCTTCTGGAGTAACAATAGATTCACTAACTTCCAGACCAACCCTATAAGAAGGATTATTATTATATTGCTCAAGGATTAGGTTTGCTGATTGGACATCAACAAAGTGACCTCTAATAAAATACACACCATTGTTAATGTATGCAGCAGATGCAACAGCAGTAGAGTCAACTGGCAGCAACTGTCCAAATGGTGATCCAATTTCAATCAGAGTTGTCCCGAAAGTAATCTCATTTTCGGCAAGCAACTGCTCGTTTGATTGGAAACCTTTAATATCAGTGTCAGAAACTGTGTCACCAGACTCAATATACTTAACGTATAGAGTAACGTAACCACGCTCAGATTCTGCAGCAGAGATCGAATACAAGACCTTTGCCTTCACACCAGTAGTGATGCCCTCAATAATCTGACCGTGAAGTTGAGTCCTGTAGGTTTCGACATCGACACCTAAGAATGATTGTTGCAGAATGATTGCCTGCACATTCAGGTCGTAACCAACCTGACCAGGAATAACCATCGCACCTTCTTTGAAGAAGTGTTGTCCGATGGATTCAATCTGATTCTGGAGAATAGATTGCAGAGTTGTTAATTCCCTCGCTTGGATAGGATATCCAGGACGGAAAAGCACTCGGTAGAAATTCTTATCCTTATCGAAATCATCAAAATAAGGAGAAATATTTAGATTGGTATTCTGGGGCATCGTTTAGAACTCTACTACGATCTTAATGTCTTCGATTTGGTCACCAGCACGAGTAATCGCGCCTCTATTATCTATGTAAATAACCCGACCTGAATTTGGCTCAACCTCTGGTTTTGCATAACCGTTGGTAAAAGACATACCCAAGTCATACTCAGTGTTGTTAATAACACGAGTAGAGGATCCTGATACAATAGGGAAGTTGATATCAGGGTCGGCAGATGCACCAGATGTTGCACCCACGACAGGGTTACCACCCTCAAACTCAATTAGACTACCAGTGAATTCAGGGAAGACACCATCGATTCTATTCTGGTAATACTTGAGCACTTTAGTAGTGCTATTCCATGAGATCACACGTCCACGAGCAGTCACTTGTTGACCGCCAATCGTGCGAGACTGTGTGATAATTTCGTCAGTGCTAAAGTTACCTGTAAAGGTAGGAGCAAAAATTACTGACTTTGTAGCAGACAGAGTAAGATCTGCTGCCAATTCTGTTGTCCCAAATTTATTAGGATTGATTACCAAACCAATACGACGATAATCGTTATCAGTTGGGAAGTCACCACTACCTTCAGCGTAGGTAAACTTGGTGTTGATCATTACACGGTAACCACCCATTTCAGTCGCTGGCTCTGCACCATGACCAGTGGTAGGAGGAATGATCACCTCAACTGTGCCGCCTGATCCTGCGCCTGCACCGATACCGTTGACTTCATCGATGATGACTTTACCGAAGGTGTATCCTGATCCACCTGACGTAACAGTGGCAGACACAATGCGCCCACCATCAACAACAAGCGAAACACGCCCGCCAACGCCATCACCTTTAATGGGGACATTTTCATAAGTGCCATTGTTGTATCCAGCTCCCGAAGAAGAAATAATAACAGTATCAATCTCGCCACCGATTGCATCAGATACCACAGCGGTATCTTCTAGCACTGGCATGTATTCGTTGGAGAAGAATTTAAGGACTAAACCAACAGGGATCGTATACATATACTTCCAACGATAACCATCAGCAGTTGTGATAATTGAAGTGGAGGTGCCAGTAGGCTCAACAGTAGAAGGTTTACCGTTAGGATCAGAAGGAGATGTCCCGTTGTAAATGCATTTGTAAACCTGATAGGACGAGTTAACGACGTAGAAATCTGCGTCATAAAGTTTTGTAGCACCTGACGATGCCGTTTTAGTCGCGCTGTAATCATGACGATACATATCATAAACATAACCCAGACCACCAGTGGTTTGCTCTGGGGGAATCCAGTCAGTCCTACGAATAACTTGGATTGTGTCATTAGCAAGGACACGCTTCATGGAAATCATGTCAGCAAAGTCATCACTAAACTCTTGGAAAGAGTCCACAGGATCGGGCGCTGCATTTTCGTTGTCCCAAGGTTGGGGACGACCGATGAAAACATACAGACGATCACGACTACTTCCAGCATCATTATCAGACTGAGCGGGGTCAGGACCCTGCAGAGACTTGATAAGTCGGCTAGCAGTAAAAATTCTAAATTGGTCGGTTAGTAGCGCCATTTGTTACCAATTATCCTATAGATTTATTTATGGGGTTAATACTCGCCCTCATTTCTGAGGAAGTTGTTATATTCAACGGAGATGATAGTTGCTTGAGAACCAGATGAGTTTCCGTTGAGAGTCTCACCCAGAGTAAATTTGTAAGTAGGGTCATTATCTTGGATTGACTTAACATCCAGATAGAATTGACCTTCCTTAGGTCCAAGTCTTCTTCCTGTTGTGGTTGCTGCAACACCCGATGTCTGACCAGTAACTGTCTCTTCGCCACCAGCAGTAGGGACATTAAACAGAGCAGCAGTGTTGTATTCAATAAGGATAGTTGCAGTAGAGATGTGTGCATCACCATCTCCCAGAGCACCAGCAGCTTGGATAGTAGCAACCAACTGGTTAGGACTACCATCATAGATCTGATCACCAATCTGGAAGAGCGTGGTGTTAGTGCCACCTAATTCTTCCTCAATACCATATTTAGACGAGGCGATGCCCCCATCTAGATTGATCTGGTTTTCATAATCTGTATTGGCATTGAGAAGATCGGGAATACCGTCTCCAAATTGTTGGACACCTTCAGCATCTGTGAATTCTTCATCATCATCTTCAAACTTTCTGTTTTGAATAACTGATAAAGGTGATGTAAACGCAACAATATTTTGACCCTCTGCTTCAACCAAAGTGTGAGGTGCAACACCAGTGCCTGTAGATCCAGATGTGCCTGCAAAAAATGCAATGATCTTAGACTTTTCATTTGATCTACCAGCGTCAATAAACGCCAACTCGTCAACTTCAAAAGTTAGATAGAGTGCTCTTTCAACAGGATCCCAGTCATAAACAATAGCAACTCTGTTGGATGCAGATTCAACAACACGTCTAACTTTATCCGTAACTTGGAAATTGTAGAGTGTTTCATTTGTGTTGGGATCATTCTGTAGAGTGTCCAGAATAACTTTCTGATCAAAACGGAAGTTTGTGCCTCTGTCGCAACCAGTGAATGATGTGGCAGTTTTACCTGTGTATCTGACAATCTCTCTACCAAGTAAAACCTTTCCAGATCCAGGATAAGGTGCGGTTGACTCTGTGTGAATGGTTGTGGCACCAGTCGTCACATCAGTCAAAATACCTGACAAATTGTAAACAACAGAGTTTAGAGACTGTCTGTTTCTTGCAGTCTTAATTAGGTTTGTATCTCTAGTGAAGATAACCTGCGGTGGATCAACAAAACCATCACCACCTGCTAACAGGTCAATAGATGTGATAGATCCAAGATCAATATATGCTTGAGCACTAGCACCAGATCCTCCACCACCAATAATTTGTATTAGAGGAGGGTCTTCAAAGAATTCACCAGCATTGGTGAGGGTGATTGCAGTAACTTTACCGAATGGATTAACGCCAGCAACTCCAGTTGCACCTTGCCCACCACCGCCTGAGACGATNAGGTTGACATCTTCTTCGGTATAATTTCTACCAAACTCTTCAATAGCAAGACCTGTAACTAGACCTGTAACAGGCACTAATTCAGATCCAGATCCACCGCCACCTTTAATTTCTGCAGTAGCGTTAAAATATTCATCACCAAATTGAGTCATCTGGATGAAGTCAATGGCACCACTACCATCGTCTTTCAAAAAGATTTTACCTGTAGCAGGGACAGATGCATTTTCATCAACAATTTCCAGACGCATGGGATCATATCCTTCGCCAGGATCTAATACCTCTACTGCGGTAATTTCACCAGTGCTTCCTTCGATAACTGGTCTAAGCACAGCATCCCTGATAGGCGTCCCACAATTTTCAATACGAAGTCTAGGAGGATCAGCAGGATCATACCCGCTACCTCCAGCAGTAACGTAAACCTCTCTTACCCCGAATATACTATTGAATACGGGAAAGATTGCGGCACCAGATCCAGGAACTGTTCTTGGCATTAGACAACTACGAGATTACCGACCATTCCAGGATGAATGGTGCATTGATAGACATATGTTGTGCCTGCTGAAAGATTCATAGGCACGGTCCAGTATTGGACGCCAGTTTGAGATCCACTTACACCAGCAGTCATAGCAGATCCTCCACTTGTTTGTCTTAGAGCAAATGGGTGACCACTTCCAGTGGTGTTATTAAATCTGTAAGTGAATCCACGATAGACATAGATTGTTGGATTTCCAGATCCATTCCAACCTGCGTTACCAAAGTTATAACCAGTGCCTGCACTTCCAGAAATTTCAAAACCAACAGTAGGTGTTGAAACTGCTTCAATTTCTCCAGAAGCATTGGTAATGAAACTTTGATTTTCTTGTAGTGATTGACCACTAGCAAGTGCTAATTCAGCAGTAACACTAAGCGTGCTACCAGAAACAGATGTAGTAATACCGTTTCCACCAGCAACTGTCAACGTTGCAGTGGTAGATCCAGCAGTAGTGCTGCCACTATCGCCAGCAAAAGTTGCGAAAAGATTTTGGTCAGGAGCGCCTGGTGAATCATTAGTAATCGTTAGATTATCACCAGAAACAGCAGTGGAGATCCCAGTACCGCCAATAATGTTAATAGTAGCAGTAGTAGAATTAGCTGTTTTGGATCCCGAATCAGATCCAATAACGGAGAAAAGGTTTTGATCAGCATCTCCTAATGTCCCCGTCATGTTGATAGTTAAAGTATCTCCAGCAATAGATGTGGAGATATTAGTGCCGCCAGCAACAGTAAGAACATCAGTAGGAGCACTCGCAGTAGTAGACCCTGTATCAGCATTGATCCCCTCAAATAAATTTTGTGTAGTGCCGCCGCCTCCGCCGCCTGCTGTAGCATCATTATCTGGATACCAGTTACCATTAGCAGTAGACCATTTAAGGACTTGACCATCAGAAGGACCACCGCCGACTGTCATGTCAACGTCAAGTAGCGATCCAATGCTTGTATTTGTATCAAGTAATTGTATCCATGCACCCGCATGTGCAAAATAACCATGTCCTTGAGTATGTGCGTGAGCAAACATACCATGATGAGCACCAGCAGCGGGTAAACTGGAAACGTCATCAAAGTGATTACTATATTTTAATCTTCCATCCTCTCCATCGATGTAAGTTAGAGCACTGCCAGTGTTGCCTGCCCAAAACTTAATATCACCACTACCGTGAGGTTTGATAACTACATCACCATTAGCAGTAGATCCAATCTCAAATCCACCAACATCTAAATTTGCACTCAGCGTGTCAAAATGTCCCTCAGCAAATTGAGATCCATTCCATTTTAATACTTGTCCTGCGGCAGGTGTGCCAACATTTACCAATAAATTGGTGTCATTACCAAGAGCGGTATAGATTTCATCAATAACGCTATTCAGTTTGATAGCACCATCTCTGAGACTATCACCAGTCCCGTCGTTTGCTGACGCTCCAATACTAAGATTCTGCTTTGCCATGGTTGGTAGATTTCTACAGTGTTATTTAGGTGCCATCGAAGGTTTGTGCCGTAGAGTCGAGAGTACTCTGCGTGCTATCGAATCTATTAGCGGTAGATCCGCTGCCACCACCAGATCCAGTAACAGTCAATATTGCTGCATTGGAGTCAAGAGGCGAGTTATCTGCTAATGTCGAAGATCCTAAAGGTCCGATGATACGACAACGGAATCTGTATCCCGTCATGTATGCAAGGGTGCTGAGTGTATATGTGTTTGTGGTTGCACCTGTGATAGCAGCAAATGCAAAACCACCATCTGTGGAGCGATACCACTGATACCCAATAGGTCCGTTTTCTGGAGTGATCTCTGCCTGCACAGTAAACGTTGCAGTCTCTCCAGGATTTGTTGTTGCGTTTTGTGGTTGCACTGTAAACACCAATGTTGGTATAACAGGACCAGATCCGCCATCGCCACCACCACCCGAAGGAGGTGCAGCAGGTGCCTGTAATGTAAATCCAGTATCAATGGTCTCCCTAGTGGAAGATCCAATCATGTATGGAAACTGAGGGGAATCAATATCGTCTGGATCTACAGATAAGAAATATGCATAGGTGCCATTTTGGAATTCTGGAGTAATACAAAATCTTCCATTATGGATGTCTAGGTCACCCGTTGCCTCTACATACTCCCAGTCCTGCATCAGAGCGCCTGCAGGGGGGTTTTGAATGGTATTACCATAGTCAGGTCTACCTGGTGCCTCAACAGCTTTAGTTGAGAAGGAAGACTTCATAATTCTAGGACCACTTAGATTATCCCAAGGTGAATCATAAGCATAAGGTCCGTAGATGGGGAATCCATCAAATGCAATACCGACGATCTTTGAGTGACCGTCAGGATGTCTTAAGTTGTCGCCATTAAACTGCGTGCTGCCATAGTAATCATTGTATCCTGCCATTGATGACCCTTCTCGCCAACAATCCAGAAAATGTGTGTCGTGATAGTGATACTGACCATTTTGCTCAGGATGACCACCACAATTATCATCACCAAAATCTACAGGAGACGATGGATAATGGGCATTCCAACTGAATCCTACTGGCGGGTTACCACCAGCACCCGCAGAAGGGTTAAACAAAGCAACGCCGTTAGCGGCAATGCCAATAGTGCCAAGCGGAGTTGCACTTCTGCCATTTCGTTGATCATAGTACTCGTATGTGCCAGAGGTTAGAGACTCTTGGTCTCTCATGATGAGGTCAAGTCTGTCTGAAGTTGCTAACCAACATTCGTTTTCAATAGATGTAAAAGTAGTGCCTTTATAAAGGAATACCCTTTTAATACCATCACTAAAGGTAAACAAAAGTCTATCACCCACCTGAATCTCGTTGTTAAACAACGTGTTATCATTACCAGATATAACGATAGATCTAATGAATCCGTCTTGATTCCAAACGTTAGTATCGAATGTGCGACTAATACCAAAGGACCCACCACGGTAAAGGAAAGCATGATCGAAATCTTGCTCTGTTACTGTGTTTGGGTTATTGGCATTAGGAAACGTGCCGAAACTTACGGGAGCGGGGAGTCCATCCGCCTCTACCGTAAGAATGTCAGTGGCATCGTTATAACTTGCAGTTGCCCCCATGGTTTTACTTTTATTTAGATGTCGTCGAAGATTTGGTCTGGAGTGAAGTTACTAATCACAGTAGCACCAGTCTGGACCGTGAGGATAGCAGACAGTGAGTAGACAGGTGTAGCACCTGCAGCAGTGATTGCAACTCTGTATTCATCACCATCGTCTGCCTGAGCGGCGTCGCTGGTGTTGTATGTTGNTTGGTTNGCACCGATGATGTTACTCCAAATCTGAGTGCCGTATTCCTTCTTCTGCCACTGGTAGTTAAGTTGCTGACCGTTAGTGACGGTAGCAGCAACCGTGAAGGATGCAGTCTGACCTTGGTTAACTGTCACGTTTACAGGATCTTGAGAAATTGCAATCGTGCCAGGATCGATAGTAACAGCGCCTTCACCACCTGCCTCATCAGCGTTGTAGATATCTCTACCGCCGTTAACAGGAGTGCCCTCAGGAGAAGTAAAGTCGTCAGGGACAACGTTATCGATCTCTACGATAGGTGTCAAATATCCAGCGCCAGGTGTCTTCACGTCAATGCGTGTAATACCCATGAGTGCTTTGATACGACCATCGAAACCAGAGGAAGAAATCACATCCACGTTAGGACGTGAAGTGTAACCATCGCCAGGATTGGTAAGAGTTGCAGTTGTCAACTGACCAGATCTGATAGTTGCCAATGCAGCAGCATTACGTCCCTTGAACAGATCCTGTGTATTCAAAGGTGATTAGTGAGTTGGAAGATTCGATCAGAGCAACATCACGAGCGAATTCCTCACCATCAATCTCAAGTTTGTCACCTGCTTCCACAGGAGGCACAACGGTTGCTGCGATCACGTCAGTATCAGATCCAATGTAGGAGAATCCAACAAAGGTTGATCCTGCGCGAGGCACTTCAGCAAAGATAATTCTAGATCCGACGATTTCGTATGCAACGCCAGGTTCTTGAATAATACCGTTGAGTGAAACAATGATGTTGTTTTCTGGGCGAATAACGTTAGAAGAAACACCCTCAGTCAGAGTAAGTGAGTAGAAAAGACCTTCACGCTTAAGGTTAAAGGATGANCGTAAGGAGTCAAACTCGAAACTGATATCATCCATCTGACGGAGTTTACCAACATAGTAACCAACGAATTCAGATCCAATGTCAGGTGCCTCAGAGAAGTTAATCTTATCGGAGAAGGCGACATANGAGTTGTTACCGCCAGGTGGTTGTAGGATACCATTAACAAAGATGAGCATGTGACCAGCAGGGTCTGGGAAGTATGCTTCACCATTACTGATCGTGAGATCAAACTGTGTTTGAGCACCGTCAAAACCACGGAAGTAACGATCAACACGACCCTCAAGCGTGCGTGCCTTGGAGACTGCACCACCCCAACCGTAGTCGGAGATGACAGACATATTGTCAACAAACGCACCCTTAGCATTCTCCAACCAGATAGTTGCAGTAATACCCTGTTGATCGATAGCAGCTACACGTCCGTAAGATGTATATCCAGTATCNGTATAGGATGTAACGTTAGCNTAGATGCTTGGGAAGTTAGATCCAAGATCAAGTTTACCGATGTTGTTAGCAGGTTGAGTAACAGCAGAGATAGGTTCGCCAGTGCCNANGTCAATCAAGTTACCGATAAAGAGTCGNTGGACCTGATAGTTAGGATCANTAGNATCTGTAATGTTAAGTCCGTTAATGTATTGTGTAACAGTTGCACGGAAACCAGGATCTTTTTGTGTGGTGCCTTGTAAGAGGACAACCTCATCACCAACTCTGAATGTATCGGAAATACCTGTGTCAATAATTGCAGGACCGAGCTCCAACTGATAAACGTTGGTGCCGTGAATATACTGATTAAGTTGAATCTGTGTGCCAGAGAGACCCTTAACTTCAAGAATGTAATCTGTGACACTACCGTAGATAACATCACCAGCATCCCAAGCATCATCAATAGTTTCAACATCAATCGTAATACGACCGCCGTCATTACCTGTAAGAGATCCAGATTTGTTGGCGTATTGGTTAATGTATGCCTCAACAGCAGAATCCTTATCAAACAACCAATCTCCTTGTGCGAATGCACCTCTCTCAACGTTAATCAACATGCGAGAATCGAAGGAGACAACTTGAGCAGTTGTGCCACTATCATCACCAACCAAAGTATCGCCTACGTTAATAACGCCTGCAACAGTAATCAAATTAACAAAGTTATTACCATTAGTATCTGTCTTACCAGTTTGTATAATTTGACCATTGATTACTGGATTTCCATTAACCCTAACAATTTCACCATTGATAAAGTTTTCGTAAACTCCAAGATTTGTGCTAACGTTATCTAACTCATAACGAGTATAGAGTCTGTTAATTTCTGCTTGGTTAAGGGAAACGCTACCAATTTCAGAGGAAGATTCTGAAGTAGTGCCGTAGATAACATCTGCGGGATTGAATCCACCTTGGATAGGTGTCTGTGAAGGATCTGATGGGAAGATAGAAGCTTGTCTAGAAATTCCACTGCGTCTAACGACAGAGAAAATTTGTTGACCAGTATTAGTAGTGTCAACNTCAANTCTTCTAAATCTACCGTCATGCATGTAGTGAGCACCAACTTCAAACCACTGTGGAGTGGCAGTCATCACATACCAGAAAGATTGACCAGCGAATGCTGTGACAGAAGTCTCAGATGCTGGGATATACTGGAGGATATCACCACGACGGAAGGAGTTAGTGCGGTTGATTCTAACCCTATATTCAGCGCGGTCGAAACCTACAGGGACGATAGGAGTTAGAGTAACCAGAGCAGGGTCAGTGTTGTAGTCATAACCCAACTCATATTTGGTGCTGATGTTTTGCACGTCACTGCTAGGCACCCAAGTAACACTACCTTCAGTTGGGAAGTTAGATGTTTCTAATGCATACTCAACAGGGTTGATTGAAGAGTCAATAATAAACTCAGATGCTTCACGGTTGTAATCTAAGCGACCATTGATACCTAACTGATATGTG